GCCGTATTTGTAAGGATCGTATTTACGCTACCGCCGCGTTGGTAAACTTTTTCAAGCGCGTCGTTAACTACTTTCGCAGTAACTTCTCCGCCTGCTAAGTTTTCTTTAACCGAGTTTTTGATTTGAGCGAAGTTTAAAAGTCCGCCAGTCATACGCGGTTGGCCTGCGCCTTGATCGAAACGACGTCCGTAGATTAAAGCGTCATTCATTTCGCGAGCTAATTCTTTAAGACGTAATTGAACTTGGTAGTTTAATTCGTCAGATACGTTGTGAGTACGTACTGCTTGTTGTGTACCTGTTACTGAAGCGTAACGTTCGAAGATTTGCGTTACGTTGTAATCTACATAACGGTCATGACTTTCGTCTGCTCCGATTCCAGCACCTTCGATTTGTGGGCGAGCTACGATACGGATCTCATCGTCTGCTGCAGTGTGAGCCACTGCTGTAGTTCCGTCGAATCCACGAACAACTGTTAAAGTGTCGCCTGCAACGCCTGTAACTTTGATGTACTCATCTTCGATTACTAATAGAGAGTTAACGCGGAATTTAGCTCCGTCTCCTGCCGCTACTGTGATTGAAGTCGCTGCGTTAGTGATGTCTGCTGCTAAGTTAGCACGGTTAGAGTTTAAAGCATCTGACATCCATTCGTATTTCGTTTGGAATAACTGCTCTCCGTTTAATCCAATTAAGCCTAATAGTGTAGGCTCATCTTGAATAATCATCGAGATGCCTTCTTGAAGTTGACGTACCTGATCTTGGAAATTATAAGAGTTTACTGCCATTTTGTTTTTCCCCCTGAATTATAAGTTTTTTGGTAATTAAAAAAGCCGCCGATTTATTCGGCGACTGCTTACTTAAATAGCGATTGAATTTTGTTACTAAGTTCAATTACTTTTGCGAAGTCTTTCTTCTTCTTCGCATCTTCTAACTGTGCTTCTAGCGTTTTGGCTTCGTCAGAGGTTCCGCTGTTTGAAGGTTCACCGATTTCTCGTTGCGGTTTCTTTTCTTCGCCTACTAGGAAGCTATATTGGTCAACAAGCGTAGCTAACACATCCTCTACACCGTTTACTGTGCCGTCTTCAATTTGTACAGCCGATAAGTCAGCTAATTTTAAAGCAGCGTCAATACGGTCAGTCGGAATGTTTACGCCTGGTGCCGCCTTAATAAATGCGTTAACGATTTTCTCTTGCTCGGCTTGCTTGCGTAGTGAATCAAGCTGTTGCGCCAAGCTTTGTTTTTCCTCTTCGTGCTTTTTAGCGATTTCTTCTAAACGCTCTTTTTCGGAAAGCTCAGACATACGCTTTTCTTCTAATAGTTTTTCGTACTCGGACGCTTTCGTCTTGATGTCGTCGTAATCGGCGTACTTATCGAGCTTTTTCTTTTCACGTTGGATGCGTTTTTCAACAATCTCGTCTAGTTCCGCTTGCGTGAATGTTTTAGTTTCGGTTTGTTGCTCGACTTGTTGTTCCGTTTGCGCTACTTCGACTTGTTCGTTTTTGATTTCTTCGCTCATAATATCCTCCCGATTAAAGTCCGTCGACTATAATATCCGAAAGTTTAATGCCATTTCGTAAGGCGGTAGCTTATACGCGGTCAGGCCGTTTCACTGGCGAGACTATGTGCTTACAGCGTGGGTGGAAAATTTCCCTGTTCGGTAAGTCGCCAATATACGGATAACTACCTTCCACATCTCGTACGAGCTTAACGATCTTACCTTCCCATTTACTACAAGCGTCTTTTGCGCCGTGTCTTGAAATAACTCCGTAGTTAGCGCCACGTTGAACTGCTTCGTTCATGGTCGCCTCTTTGTGCGCTTCCATCATTTTCGTAGACACTGCAGTTTCGACGTAATCTTTTAGTTTCCAACGTCGTCCTGACGCATCTATAATTCCGGTATCTACGGCTTTTCCTAACGTGTCGCGAATACTGCGAATCATCTCGCCTGTTAGCGTAGATGTTCCGTTGACGCCTTTCGTTACGTTAGCACGCATTACTTCTGCGGTAGATTTACGGATAGCTACTATAATTCGCTTTTCCATGTTCTGCGTGACCGCTAGTAGGTTATCTTGCGTATCAGCAACTACGGCTTTGACAAGTTCTTTATTAATGCGATTAAACTTAACGAGATTTGCCGCTTGTTCAACCGTATCAACAACGCCAAGCGCAACGATTGCTCGTATGATGCCGTCTTCAGCTGCTTTCGGAATTGCTTCGTTAATCCAGTCGGCGGTATCTCCGTTTAGTTCGCGTAATATTTCCGTTATAGACTTCATTACGGCCAACGCATTAGCACGTTGGAAATCCGTAAGGTCAATCCGGTAAAGTTCGTTGCGAATTTGTTCTAGCGCTTTTACATAAGCNTNAGTCAGCTTCGCAACNTCATATTCGTAATTNGGAGGCGGTAATTCTCGCATTACTCAGTTGCCCCTTTCCAATGAAAAAGAGCCGATCATGAGACCGCCTCCTTGTTTCGTAAGAATTCATTTAGTTGTTCCCTTGTGGTGCGTCTCTTTCCGTATGTTTTGTGGAAATCTATGTGGCAAGACAAACACAATGTAATACCGTTCGAGATTTCGGTTCTTACCTCTCTATGGTCAGCGAAGTTCTGTATGTGATGTGCGTTCAATTCCTTACCTACAGATCCGCAACATTGGCATGTGAAATTATCTCTCCTATAAACAGATATGCGCCACTCTTTATATTCCCGTGTTTTTCGAAGTTCTTCGCGCTCCTCATCTGTTATATGAGGACTTTTCATCATTTCACTAATCTTGTTATTACCGCATGTACGGCAGTCTTTTCCTTTAAAGAAATTGTTCAACGTAATGTGTGATAAATTCCCGCATTTACATAAATACTTTAAAGGCGTGGATGAGTTAGTGAATGAGTCTTCTAACAACGTTTTACCTTGCTCATCAAATAACTTCTTAACGTCTTCTATTGTGTATTTAGTTCTGGCTTCAATAGCTCTTAGTGTTCTACAATTACTGCAGTTAGTGCCGCTGTAATAAGCTTGGTACCAACTTATAGTTGATTGATTACCACATTTGCAAATATAATCTAATTTTTCAGCTGTTTCCTTTCGAAAAGATACGTAATCGGTCGAAAGAAGCGTGCATCCGTTATTTTTGAAGTGGTTTTCAATGAAAGTGAAATCAAATTTCCGTTTCTTTTTACTAGCCGAATTCCTCCCGCATTTAGCGCAAGATCTACCTTTTTTTGCGTTTTTGTAACTCATTTTACTCTCATTTCCACATTTGCAAATATACTGCATTGGTGTTTCGGAGTTTATATAATTTTCATCTAATAAAGTGAAACCCCTCTCATCAAAAACCTTCTTTACATCTGAATATGTCAGCTTTTTCGCCAAACGAATCAACTCCCTTAGGTTAATTCCCTTATATTAAAAATAAGGCAGAAGGCGCTAAGGGTTGCGCTTTTCGGTCTGCAGTTCCTATCCGCCTATATAATAATACGTTAGTTAACCTTGGTTTGGCGCAGTCTCTATCTGATTAAATATCGAAGAGTCGACAGTACCCATTGTGTCTTCCTCATCTTTCTTAATACGTGCCATAATTTCTTTAGCTTTTTCGTCATCCACTTCGTCGATTGTTTTGATAGTCGATTGTACGTCAATTGTTGCCTTGCCTGATGTACGTATTTGGCCGATTTCCGCTTCTTCTTTAAGATTCTTCGGAATTCCATCCTTCCATTGAATCGACGGATAAACGTCTTCCCATTTATGTCCGTTTTGTGATTTATCAAATAAGAAACAAGCGTATAGTGCGTCGCGAATTGCTTTATCATAGTGCGAACGAATACGTTTTACTTTCGATATAATCGGCATGAATCTAGCTTTAATTGCAGTCGAGTCGGTGTGTGACGTTCCCGTACCGCCACTATTGTCGCCTGACATTGCGGTACCGAATAACCACTGCGGAGTTTCCGACATGATAAATACGGTGCTGATTAATAAATCGAGCTCTTTAAACGCTGCCTCTAACTGCGCTTGCCATGTCATATAACCCGGAGTCACATCGTCTTTCGTAACCGGAATGTATATACCACCGAATCTGACACTGTCATCGTAACCTTCTAATTCAGGTCCGTAAGAATTCGGATCCGAATTTTTCCAGAGCACATAATCTATTTGCACCAAACGATCATTAACTGCAGCAAATACGCTTTCTAACTTTTCTAACCCACCGATACCTTGCCAGTCGTCATCTACCGCTTTATAAGGAATGTGGAATACCGGAATAAACGGAAGGCCTGTTTCGACGATATCTTCTTCGCGGCGTGTAGATACTTCTCTACCGATGTTATACGTTTTGACATCAGCGCCCCAGTATGAATTAACCCCCGTTGAGAATAATTCGAAGCGTTGATAGATAATGTAACCTGGAATATGCCGCTCAATATTCAGATACGGAATCTCTTCCTTGCCAGTATCTACGTATTCAACTGTCGCAATATTTATTGCCTTGAATTTCTTTACGTTACCTTTCGCTGTCTCCGGAAAAACAAACGAAGCGTTAACGTGTTCAATGATCGGTTCCATCTTCGCATCTGCCGGCTTTTTAAGTCCTAGTGCTTCTAGCTCTGAATAGTCTTGACGGTAGCCAAAACGAGCTTTAACCCACGCGTCGCCCCGGTACCCATTCGCCATACAACTTTCGTGAATCAATTGAATCAAATCGTTCTCTTCAACGTAAGATGTATACGCCTTCTGTTCTTCTGAATCATCTGGTAAGCCGGATTCAAACCTCGGACGCTCACCGACTAGCATGTCAGCTGGTTTTGTTGAGACGATATCCGCTAGACCAATTGCAATATATAGTTGTTTAAGTTGCTTTGCTTGCGGGGAATCTTTTAACACCGACGCTGCGCGTTCGTATACTTCCCATTGCTTATTTTGAAATAACTTACGCATTCTTTCATACCGTGCTAGCCGTTCGAGTTCGTCTTGCGGCGGAAACTGCTCCCCTTCTCTGAAATATGTCATACGGTAGCCTCCTTCCCTTTATTGTTGTTCTATAAGAACATAGATTATAATTAATTTGATTTAATTAGAAAATTGCTATCAAGAGAATTACAACCACGAAGGCTTTTTAATTACTTTCGCTTTCTTAACACTTAACGCTGCTGAGAACGCCATGTGCGTCGCATCTGGGCCGTCATCGTGATTGTGGTTCGGGTATAACTCGAACATTTCAAGAAGCAAGCGATGCTCACGTTTGAATCGTAGTTTACCGTTTTGGATATCCGGCAATAAAGATTCGATACGTAACTGTTTTCTCATACGTTGTTTAATCTCTTTTACTCGCGTTTGAGAAGGGTATCCATGCTTCCGTAACTCCTCTTTTAGCTTGTGCGCGAACCATTCTTGCGCCTGTTGTGCTTCGACTGCGATTCCGGTGTACTGGAATTTCAGCGTTTTCTCTACAATCGTATTTAAGAGTATATCTGGATGTACTCGCTCGATAAACGAATCAACAACGTAACAAACACCCGTTTCTCTATTTCTTGCAACCGTTATAATTGCACTATAATCGCCTTTTTCCTTCCCCATGGCAAAATCCACGCCACAGAAATAGTCAAACGACAACTCTTCGATATCGTTATTCGTAAACATATTGAAATAGCTTGGCTTGAAAATTTGTGTACTTTCATCGACTGGATTTCCGAGATACTCCTGGTTGAACTCTCTCGTCCCCATCGATTCGCGCTTTTCCATAAAGAACTTATAGCTGTACATCTGCGGCCATAATACTTCTGCGCCTTTAAGCATTTCTTCTTCGTTGTCCTCGTAGAACTTATCCGCTTTTTCTTTCGCATCCTTGTCGTCGGTGTTATATATCTCTCGCCATTTCTCCCATAAATCGTCGCGATCTGCCCACGATAGAATTGCCGGGAACTTACGAGATTCAAAGTCTTTACGCTTAGTGATTACATGGTTTAGTAGCGAATCGGGTCCTAAAATTGTTCCCATATACACGCAAATACCGCTGAATCCTAACGCTTCTAACATTTCGGAACGGAACCAGCGTAAGTTCTTTGCGCGTAGCTCCGGCGTATTTGTGTTATCGTTGCTTTCTAAATCGTCCAGAAGGAAAAGTCCAGGGCGTTCTTGAAGGTGGCGGAGTCCGCGCATTTGCGTCCCCATACCTTTCGCCTCTACCTTCGTTCCGCTTGACGTAATGAATTCGTACTTGTTATCAACCTCATTCATCGATGGCTTCGGATGTAAAAGCTCGCCAAAGTCCTGGCGGATCTTTTCATTAAACTTTAGATTCTGCTGCGTAAACTTAATGAAGTCGCCAGCTACGTCGGTAGTTTCGGATACTTCAATAATGTACTTCTGATGTCTAAATACGATTTGATGACATAAAAAGGCGTTGCTCAGGTAAGCCGTCTTCGCATGTCGACGTCCTACGGACCAAGCAACGTTTGTGTTTGTTTTACCGCGTGTGATGTCGTCTAGTAGGCTGCAAAGCGTGCGGTGGAACTTTGCAGCCTCTACGAATGACTGTCCGTTAGGGATTAAGTTAATTTCGTTATCCGGATTCATATCATTCGAAAAGTATTCATAAGTAAATCGGAGCAAGTCAAACTCGCAAGCGTGTATACGTTCTAACTTAACGAGCTCCCTATCGACGATTTCCCATTGCGTAATATCGTAGTCTTCGATAAGCCCTTCGTCTGCTAACGCTTCATACTCTGCGATGATTTCCTTACGCTCGTCAATCGCTTGTTGACGTTGCTCATACGTAAGCCACTTACCGTTAAGCCAAGCCATTATTCTTCGCCTTCTTCACGTTTCTTGCTGCGTTCACGTAATTTCGCAAGTCTTTCTTCGATTGATTGCGCCGAATCGGTTGAATCCGTTTTAACCTCTTGTTTATCGACTAATAGACCGCCGAATTTATAGAACAGTTCGATACCCTTCATCGATCCTTGACCTTTCAGCATCATATCGAGATGTTTGTTTAATACGTCAGGTAAATGTGACATAAATGATGTAGACGCTAGTAAATTCGTATATTCGATAAAGTTTTGATCGTAGTTTCTCCACGTATATAGCTGACGTGTAGTGATTCCGGATTTATCAGCGATTTCTTCTAATGTGAGGCGTACCTGATCCGTTTCTTTTGCGTATGCTAACTCTTCATCGGATAACTGCGACGCTTTCGGTAAGAATTTATTAACCGATAATAACTTCGCTGCAACTAATTGCTCGCGAGATAGTAACGGTTCTAGTTTTCGTAATCTTCCTTCGCTCATTATGCGACATCCTTTCCGTAGTTTATTTTCGTATACCAATGCGGCGTACTCACCGCCTGTAACATAAAGAAAGCGACGAGTACGAGTTATTTCGTAGCCATCGCTTCGCTTACGTTAGGGTTGACGTTTAAAATTTTGCAAGAAATCGTTCAGGACCAGGTTTGGCGGGTTGGACTAGTGGGGCTTGGGGGGTCGGTCCCGTTTTGAATGAACAATAAAAAAGCCGACGTTGTTTAGTTCGTCGACTGTTCTTTACGTTTATTTAATTCTTTATATAACAACGCTTTGCTTACGTTTGTTTGCTCCGTTATTTCTTTTACTGTGTATTGTTTGCTATCGTATAAAGCCAACGCTTGCTTTACCTTCTTCGTATCAGCCTTAGGTCTGCCGCCTTTACGTCCGCGTGCTCTTGCTGATTCTAAGCCTGCTTGCGTACGCTCACGTATCATGTCCCTCTCTAGCTCAGCCATTACGCCTATCATACCGAACATGGCGCGGCCCATCGGTGTAGACGTATCGAGCTGCTCACGTATACTTACTAACTCTACGCCTAACTCGGACAGTCTATCTGCTACTTCGTATAGTTGCTTAGCGCTACGGGCTAGCCTATCGAGCTTATACACGACTAACTTATCGCCTGGTCTTAACGCATCTAGCATACGGTTAAGCTCTAAACGGTCCCACTTACCGCCACTCTCCTTCTCGGAATAGATGCGCTCACACCCTGCGCCTTGTAATGCGTCTACTTGTAAATCCAGCGATTGATCCTTCGTGCTAACCCTTGCGTATCCTATAATCATATTAACGCCTCCCGTTTTCGTTTCGTTACCTTAATAGTACACAAAACGTATGAGAATGTCAACGTTAATTTATGAACGAGTTTATAAACGTTATTACGGTGAATAAGCCGCCAATTTAGCCAGTTCGTAATTCGTTTATTTAACATTCGTTTTATAGACGATTATTAGACCTGATGTTTTTCGAGGCTGTCTGTCGTGAACGCGCGTGCTGGTATTTCGGAAGTTATTCGCAATACAACCGATAGCCCTATTCCGAGTTTCTACTATTATATAGTCGTACATAACGGCTGACTTCCGAATCGTTTAAGTGCCATTCGTTGTCACCTCCGTTTGTTCTTGTCATATGCGATCCGATAAGGATGACCGCTAGTAAATATATTCCAACGTAGTTTAGTAGCGATGTAGAGTACGAGTAGTAGTCGTTTCATATTGCGCACCTCTATTCCGTAAAATAAAAATAAACGAACAATCCGAAAAAGGTAAGTATTGAACCGAATACAAATCCGTAGAAGAATTCATCGCCCATATTACGCACTCCCTTTCGTTTAAAAAGTGTAAAGTTTTCGCCACACTGAAACGAAAAAAGACGCCCGTTTATAAGGCGCCTACTTTACTTCGTGCATATGAATTTCGTACATGTTCCGTTCGTCTTCCGGCATAGTAGCATTGATATAAGCTTGCGCCTTCTCTTGCGTACTAAATACGCCATGTAGACAGTTACTGCTTCCGTAATAACAATCTTCCTTTACGATGTATACATACGTCATATAACAACGCCTCCTTATACGGACTATTATACGTTAGTTATATCGAGTAGATAAACTACAAACCTTCGCCAGTCGCGAGCTCCTGTCGTATCTTCGTTAATAGTACTTATATATTACTAGACGATGGTATTAAAATAATAAAAGAAAAGACGCCGCCGAAGTCCTGGTCTTGGACGAAGGCGGAATGTCTAAGTTATGTTTTACGGTTGTTTTAACAACATAAGATAAGAGGAGCAAGCTCTAGTTAAAACGAATGAAACACAACATACAGTAGTATAAACACTATTAAATCAACGTTTTAACACTATATATTGTGTTATTCAGTATTAATTTAACTATGCAGTATTTGAGACACATACCCCTCTAACTATGCAGTATTTGAGGCACTTTAAAATGGCAAGTCTGAAAGGTTAACATCTACACCGTTCTGCTCTGCGCAAATGCTCGCCTGTTTAAACTGATAACGTACGCTCTCCGTATACTCATTTCCGATACGTTGACGGAACATTACATCCGGATTAACCATAATTACAGTAGCTCCAAATGACTTCGATATCATAACGAAACCATTCTTCGATAACTCTGTAATAGCACGGTTAACTACGGCTTTATCAACGCACACTACATCGGCGAATTTACGCTGCGTAAGGTGAATCAATTGGTCCGTATTACGTTCGTTTGGATTCTCGCAAAGGTAGTACTTCGAATAATGAAAAAACGGCAACATCTTATATAAGACGCCTGCCGCTTGTATCGAAATATCTTTTATATCGGTACGAGTTTTCGTCTGATATAACTTCGTATAATAGCTATCTTTAAACGTATGGCCTATCGTATGGTAACGCTCGCTAACGTTATATACATTACGTCTGCCTTCTTTTACGGAAATCAAGACGTCTTGTTCAACGAGTGTTTTTACTAACGATACTGTCCAGCGATCACCTTTTCCGATAGCTTTACGAATCTCTGAAATACCCATCCGTTTACCGTTAGAAATAAGTTGACCTCCGCTGTTTATACGTAAATAAGGCAGTAGCTTCATGATTGCGCCGAGCTCATTAACTTCTAACTTATCGTTAAGTTCTTCGACTGGATCATGGTAACAGTTAACGTAGTGTCTATTATCGTTTTTAATCGCTTCTTGACGTTCGAAGTACTCACGTTGACTTTCAATTAATTCGTTGCTCTTTACGGTATGAGTATCTTCTGGAACGATAAGTAGCGTTTTATTTAAGTCTTCATCGTAATATCTTTGAATTTCACTCATTAGCGCTCACCTGCTTCGTGAATCTTTTTCGCAAGTGATTTCGCTATTACATCAACGTCAGCTTCTTCTCGTACTACCGGTAACTTAAAGGTTAATACCGGCTTACCGATATTGTCATCGATAATTAAACCGAATCCTTTATAAATACCGACGCCTTCCTTAAATCGTAAGTTAGGTTTTGGTGATTCTTCTAACTCACGTAAAGCCTGCGTTGCTTTCTTCGCTTCACGTTGAATAGCTTTAAGGCCCGTTAATGCTTCGGATACCTCTACGTTAATATTGATTGATACGCGCGACTGATTGTCCGCCATTTACATCGTCTCCTTTTCTCGCCAAAA